AGACACAAATGTTCCAACACCATCTGCACCTCTTATTTTTCTCAAATTAAGATCAAAGTCTTTGATGACTCTATAATGTGAGGTACTAACAGTTGTTGCACTATTTCCAGAGGTAGCAGTAACCTTTACGAGAATATCTCCTCGTCTTATGTCTGGAAGAGTTGCAATATAAAAAGCATCTCCTCCATAATTTTCTTGTTTTGATTGTGTATATTTTTCTTGTGTCAAAAACCATTCAGAATTTCGATCAGCAATTGCATTAACCATGAGAACTATCCATGAGTATGCTGTCGAACCGTACATTTTCAAGGAAACACTTTCTGGTGTTTCTCCATCTTGAATATAATAATCATAGAAAGCATTAGAACTTGAATTTTGAACATCAAATGATATATGTTTAAAAATATCAGATACCGTTACAGTTCTTTTACCTATCTTATATGTAATTTGATCGTAATTTTTAAATAACATATATTAACCTTAAGTTGTTATTTTTGGAATTATATTTCCAAAAGTAAGTATTGCCCCTGATCTGTTTGTGATATCTGTTCCGACTTCTCTTCCTGGTTTTGTAACTCTAAATGCTGGTTCAAGTTCTATGAATTTTAGACCTATAGAATACACTGATGGTTTGATCAAACCATCTTTTGATATTGCAGTCAAAAATGGCACATCAAGTGATGTTCTTTTTACCTTTACCGCTGCCAATACAGATAATTGTGGTTGACCAGACCAACTCGTATCAAATCTAAGAGAATCAATCGGTCCAACTCCAAATATCCAAAGAGGAGGATGATAAAACTTGCTAGTGCTCAAACTTCCCAATGATCTCATTGTGGGAAGCGCAAGTGATTCAAATGACATTGCAATATCACTCGCACTCTTAGAATCTTCCAAAGTTAAACATGGCAAAACAAGAGTAACATTAAAACTTCTATGAGGACCAGATGGATAATATACCACATCGTTGATGTCTGGGAGAGTTAGATTTTGACCATATCCAAAACTTGCAACTCCTGCTTCTGCTAAAGATATAGCATCTCCTATTTTATTTACAGCTTCTCCTATGGTATCTGCTGTGTATTCAATTTCAGGACTGATTGATTTTAAAACAGAAAATAAACTCTGAACAACTGCTGGTAATGATGTAATTGCGGATGTGGGTTGACTGCTATAGTTTATGGAAGTATCAGTTTCAAATCTAACTGGACTTGGCACTATTATTTGTGTCTTTAAATTTGAAAGTGTTGGAAACGATAAATCTCCATTTGACCTAACATTCGCTGCCACGCGATTTATGGCACTATTTGCATACTCATAGCAATAAAATTTCATCCAAAGTGGAATAGAAGCTCTTACATCCTCTTTGTTTGGGAATATAAGAGTTCCTGTTCTTTCCAATATGGATGCAATATTTGCTTGATTGCCAACTGTATTTGGTGCTTGTGCCATTATTTTCCCTAAATATTTTTATAATGCCCTATAAAACCAAATTTATTCCAAAAAACACTACAAAATATATAGGTGACATAAATAAAATAATTTGTCGTTCCTTGTGGGAAAGAAAGTTTTGTAAGTTTTTAGATGAAAATAAAAATGTGCTAAGATGGTCGTTTGAGACATTAAAAATACCATATGTCTCCCCAGTAGATAATATGCCTCATCTATATCTTCCCGACTTTATAATCGAAAAGAAAAATAAAGAAGGAATAGTAGAAACTTTGGTGGTTGAGATAAAACCATACAAACAGACAAAAGAACCAGTTGCTGGAAAAAGAAAAAGTAAAAGATCTTTAATTAATGAAAATATTACTTTTGCTATAAATAAAAGTAAGTGGGAAGCAGCAAAATCATTCTGCGATAAGCATTCTTGGAAGTTTATAATCTTAACAGAAAAAGAGTTATTCAATGGCAAGAAATAGCATAGTAGATACCATAACATCCTTTAGAGAGAATGTAATCTCACGGGGTGGACCTCAAATAGCAGCAATGTACGAGGTCACACTTAATAGTGGCAGTGATCCTCTAGTTTGCTATCCATTGACCGTTGTAATTCCTGGTCGTGCCTTTCAGTTTTACGAACATGATATATGGGGTCCATCAAGAAAGATTCCTGTAAAAAGAACATATACTCAATGTAGTATGACATTTGTTGTGTATCAGGATTGGTTGGAAAGAACATACATTGAAGGATGGATGAACAATCTATTAGCATCAAAACTTGTAACTGGTAATTCTGCTCTTGTAGAGTCAGCAGGAAATAACAATCTAGAAGCAACAACGGAAGAACAACAAAATATAGGAGTAAGTTTAATTAACTCCTTATCAAATAACTCAGTATCTCGCGATGCTACTTTTGGTGAATATGGAGACTATATTAATTATGTAAATGGAACTGGAACAATAAATATAAGAGCATTGAACGCCAGTGATAAAAGCACAAACAAAGAAATAGTATTATTTGAAGCATATCCAGCATCAATAACTCCAATGGCAATGGCAGCAGATGGATCTGGTTACGCTACTTTCAATGTAGGATTTCAATACAACAGCTATGCATATATTTGAGGAACATTATGAATTCATTATTTAATTTTATGAAAGATTCTTTGCCAAGGTATACCTTAAAACAACCTTCAACTAAGAAAACTATATCGTTTAGACCATTTACCGTAAAAGAAGAAAAAATGTTATTAATAGGAAATCAGACTGGTTCAAATGCTGATTTTCTTACAACAATAGGAAAGTTGATTGAAAATTGTTTTGATTATACAGGAGATGTCAAACAACTACCGATGTTTGATATTGAATATTTCTTCTTAAAACTAAGAGCAAAATCAGTGGCAGAAATAACCACACCAACAATAGTTTGTCCGGAGACGCAAGAAAAAATAAAATTAGAAATTAATTTGGATGAACTTGAACCGACATATAATCAAGAACATAAAACAGAAATAAAATTAGCAAATAATATTTTAGTTAAAATGAAGTATCCAACACTTGCTGATTTTATTGAAACGGAAAACTTTGATTATTATGATCTTATTATAAATTGTATCAAAGAAATACAAACACCAAATGATGTAATTGATGTTTCGTTAGTATCAAAGAATACAGTTCAAGAATTTATAGACTTATTAACAAAAGAGCAATTCTTAAAACTGACAGATTTTATCAAAACGATGCCACGAATAGAGTTCAAGGCAAAATACAAAACATCAGATGGTAAAGAGAGAGAAATTGCAATTAAGGGAATCAAAGATTTTTTTCTATAAGCCTCAGTCACATAAGTCTAAACAGTGTTTTCAAAATAAATTTTAATCTCTCACACATTCAAGATAAAAGTTTATTTGATATAGAAAACATGATACCTTGGGAAAGAGACTTATATGTGGAACAACTGAGGCAGTATATAGAGGAACAGAATCTAAAGACACTACAAGCAAAGGCAGATAAGAGATATGGATGAAACAACAGATAAAAGAAAAATAGCAAATCTTGAATTGAAAGATTATGTAAGTCTGAATGTTTTGCCAACAACATCTGAATCTTCAAATTATGTTGAACTTCCAAAAGAAGAAAGTTCAAACTATGTTGAAACTGGTGGAAATTCGAATAACATCAATGTCAATATTAACATTGATGGAAATCAAAGTCCTCAGTTGAATCAACTGAATGAGACAAAAACCATAGTAAACAATGTATTACAAACAACTACAAATCCAGCAGATATAAAAAAAAACTCACCTCAAGACTCTCAAATGTCTGGAGAAAAGGTATTAGGAGATAGAGAATATCTACAAACGGTGTACAGAAAATATGATGATGAGGGATATTCCATTATTCCTGAAATGGTGAGTCAATCTGCAACTATAGGATCTCTGGGTTCTAACGAATTCAACAATACCGAAGTTTCTAAATTTCAATATTCTGATATAAGAAAAGAAAATAAATCATTTATTAAAAATTTAAATATTGTCAGAAATATAACAAATACGGTATTGGCGGATTTAAACAGAGTTACATACTCTCCACAGAATGCAATTAAAATGTCAATTGCAAATGTTACAAATGTAACACAACAATATTCTTCTGCAAGATCTCTTGAAGTTTCAAATGAAAGATCTAACATTGATGGTAATGAAAAAAATATAAGAGAAGCAGCAAGAAAACGAGAGATGGAAATTAAAAGAATAGATGAAGTGTTACTTCAATTGAAGAAAAATAAAGATACAAATGATGGAGAAGATGGTGAAACTGAGTACGAAATGAAAGAGGGACCATCTTATTTACAAGACATTTTTAGTTCTGCAAATCAGTCATTCATACAAAAAAATAAATTATCAAGTCTCAACGACAGTGGAGACAGTACGATAGGAATATTTGTCAATAAAATGAACAATCCTCCAAACTGGAGGACTGTTCTAGGATAAGAGAGAATTTTGATATTAGTCTTCTGCTAGTTTCTGAAAATAACTCAGAGCATCTGACTCTTCGTCAACATCATCTTCTACGGGTTTCTTTGACTTCAAAGATGGTTTCTTTTCCGTCAACTCATCAGCAACATCCTCTGCTGTCTTCTGAGAAGATGGAGCAGTTCCACGAACATCTCCACCAAGAACCTCATACATACGAGACTTGAGTTCTTCGTATGTTTTAAAGTTTGATGCATCTACAAGAGGAAGAAGTGCATGTTGAGATTTCCAAATCTTTTCCAACTTAGCATCGTCATCTGAAAGAACAGATTGAGAATCAAACTCGGACTTATCATAATTGGTAAAACCACCAACCTTACGAATCTTGATTCTGAAGTTTGCACCCTTCCAGAAATCAAATGGATTGATTGGTTCCTCATCGTTGAATTCAGGTTTCATTGCTTCCTGAATCTTCTCAAAGATCTTGGTTCCAAACTTATAAAGGAAAACCTTTCCTTCATTTTGTGGATTTGCTGGATCAGAAACAACATAAATGTTTGCAATATAAGTCAACTTACGCTTGCGAATTCGTGCAAGATCCTTATCTGATTCAAGACCAGAATTCCAAAGTTGATTATTTAGTTCTCCAACTGGATCTTTTTGACCAATCGATGTTAGAGAGTTTTCAATGTACCATCCACCTGGTCCTTGAAATGCATGGTTATACATCTTTACCCAAGGAACATCCTCTCCGTCTACTGGTGGAAGAAAACGAATAATTGCAAATCCGTTTCCAGACTTATCTTGCTCTGGTCGCCAAAAGCGATCATCCTTATAATCCTTTGCCTTGGTCTGATCTTCCATCTTCTTAATAAGATCTTCAATACCAGACTTTGACTTCTTCTTCAAATCTCCAAATGAACCCATAACTCCTACTTTCCCCGAAGATCTCCTTCGGTCTTATTACTCAGTGGGAACTCCCCACTTCTGTATTTTACTATGAAATGCCTCCGTGTCAACCGAAAGGCAATTTATTCTTAATTTTAGGTAAAAAATTTAAATCTCTTGCTTCTTGTTCTATTTTTTCTAAAAGAGGTTGAGACAGCAACTTTGGAGCCATGGAAAAATCATAAGAATATTCTTCAAAATAATGAATAACCGCATCCATGTATGTGCTGTTCTTTGATTTTACATAATTTTCCACTCTTTTGGAAAATTCTTCTTTTGTGATGTTAAATATCATATGGTGTAATTATACACTGATTAAAATTGATGTCAATCACTAGTATATATAAAAGTAAAGGAAATAAATATGCCATATACTGCTGACAATATTGAAATTACGATCTCTAGTGGTACAGCTGTGATCGCAACAGATTATGGAACTAGCGGATCTGTAGGATTCAGTGCAGCACACGCTCAAATTTCAAAGATGTCTTGGGGAGATGAGAACTACACTTACAGAGTAAGTGAAGCATACCCAACACCAGTTAAGATTTATGGAATAACAGGAACTACAGTTCCTGTCTCTGGAACTATTGCAGGAACTGGAGAATTCTTAGTCAAAACAAATCCAACATCTTCTGTTATTGTAAAGGGTTCTACTTTTACATCAGATGCTGCTGTTTCAATATCTGGAAGAATTCAAGGAATAACATCAGGAACATCAGTAGGTGTTACTGGTTATGTTAATATTTTAAACAATGTCGCAGTATTTGGCATCAGCGGAGCAACAGCAATTGCAGTAACTGGTGGAAGAAGACTTGCAAGTTCTACTGACAGTGTAACTGTTGTTGGAAATGTTGGAATCAGTGGTGGATTGCAAATACTTGCAGCGACAGATTCTATTGCAGTATATGGTCCAAACGGTTCAACATATGTTGAAACAAATCTAAACATTAATGGAACTCCTCTTGGTATTTCTGGTGACGCACTAAAGGTAGCAGTAACAAACAGCGGATTTACATTTAGTGTTACCGTTTCTGCAACAACTGGTGTAACAAATACACAAGGACCATTGCAAGTTCAGGGTTATACAGGAACTGGATATCCACTTACGATCAAAGGAAGTCTAGCAGGAGGAGCAGTAGAAATTGGTGCTCTCACTGCTATTCCAGTAGAAGTAACTGGTCCTGTAGAGATTGATGATGCAGCATTAATTGATGAAATGGATGTATTAAATTCAAGTATTAATACAGTTGCATCAAATACAAGATATACGCTAGATGTATTGAATCTAATAAATTCATCAGGATCTGGTGCAAAGGTAAATATCAATACAATTACAAGACCTTCAAGAATTATTGCTGGTCAAAAGGTTTTAAGCACAACACCTGCATTAATATCTACAGATACACTTCGTGTTGGTGTTACATTAAAATCATTGGGAACAAACACAGCAGACATCTATATCGGAAATACACTTACGGTTTCCGATACATCAGGATATGTATTAAGTCCGGGAGAAAGCATTTATATAGAAGTTGCCAGCATGGGATCGATCTATGCTAGATCAGCAGCAGGAACACCTACAATATCATACATTGGTAGTTAATGGGAAATAGACAAAACACAACATCGGTTGGTGTAAAAAAACTTAGTAAAGAAAAACTTATACTAGTTCGTAGTGGTGTATTCTATGGATTGGTTATAGAAAATAAAAAGACCGAAGCAAATAGCATTAATCGTGGTCTAACATCTACTCCAACCATAATATATTACAGTGGAAATACAAAGTGTTTGATTGACTATGGCAATCAAACAAATGCTGATGCAGAAAAAACAGTTAGTGATTTCTTTACACAAATCGATCCAGGAACAACCATTTACATAATAAATGGTTATTATAAAGATCCTACTTCAGAAAAAACAGCAGATGTAAGCGGAACCTATACATTCAGAAAGTTTGCAAATGGAGTCGTATCTGCCGATGTAGTTAGTGTTAATGGATTATCTGCTTCTATAAATCGATATGATAAGTTAAAGTTTGAACAAATTCCATATGTTTTATCTGCATCTTTAAACACTACAGATG